GACAGGTTAAAATCAGCCAGGAAATATTGGTTTACTGGTATTCTCGCTATACACACCTTTCGCTTTGGGGCTTCGGTGTGGATAGCTCATAAGGTTTGCTGTTGGCAGTTTTCGCGAGCATGATAAGCGGCAACGTGGTTTGGTTAAATAACCCCCCTACCCCCCTTTAGCGGGTTTTGGCAGTTTTGTGTTGCATTACTCTTGCTGGGTGAGAGAGACTGCCTCTTCTGAGGCTTGTTCCGTCTGCTGCTGTGGTTGGATTGCTTTATGATCCCCAGCTATGTGACTGGCTTTTAGCGTATAACGCGTATGTGGCCTTTATTTCCCCGCTGGTTTCGTAAGGCAACCAGCCGCGTTATTGCATGTTATCTGAGGGCTGGGGTTTTGTGCAAGACCAGGGGGAGTTACCTCTAGCTGGTGAGGTTCCTCAACCCCTGATCTTTAGGGCAGTGTATCGTGTATTATTTTTCTATGCAGACAAAAATCTGTGTTTTTTGCAAGATTGAAGAGATTTTCACGTTCCTGATTGACGGGGAAAACAACCACGTGTGCGTCCAGTGCTTGTTGAATATCGTAAATAACGCTGTTTTGCACGACGAGGAAGACGTAAGGCATTGAATACCGCCGAAAAGAAGCATCTGTTTGCCACCAGGGACGAGGAAAACGCCTTTAAGCAGAAGGTGTTCGCAAGGGAATACGTCAATACCGGCAAGGTAAGGGCGTCTGCTGAAGCAGCAGGATACTCGACAGGGCTGTCAGCCGCTGCGATGGGAAGCAGGCTCCTTAAATACGAGTCTGTACAGGCCGAGATCACGAGATTGAACAACCTGCACCACGCAGAAGAGAAGATCGACAGGCTCTACGTGCTGCACGGACTCTATGAACTGGCAGAAAACGCTACAAGAGACAGCGACCGCATCAGGGCACTGGAATTACTGGGAAAAACTCTCAGGATGTTCGTGGATCACATCGAAACTACCGTTACACACGACATAACCCAACTTGAAGAGTTCACCCTCGACCAGTTACGATCACTCAGGGAAATGCCACAACTCGAAGGCAAAGTAACCGTCGAAGAGATACTGCCAGCAGACGAGTCTTCAACATGCCAACAACATCAGGCCCCACGAAAGTCACCATACAGGACATAGAACGGGCACTCGCAGCACGATCCTTTATTGACTTCCTCGATTTCGTGAAACTGCTCGAACCACCCACCGCAACCAACAGGGGCGGCGTCATACCGTTCGAGAAATGGGACCATATAACGGGATTTGTCGAAATCCTCGAAAACGAAAGACTCATAAACGTCCTCAAGTCAAGGCAGCTTGGCTTCTCATGGGTACTCGCAACATTCGCACTCTGGACAGCAATGTACAGGGAAGGCGCAAACGTACTGGCGTTCTCACAGGGACAGCTTGAGTCCGTCGGGTTTCTCAACAAGGCAAGAATCGTCTACGACAACCTGCCGCAACATTTGAAGATCCCGCTCGGAAGGGATAACGACACCACGATGGAGTTCCCGTCACGGATGTCCAAGATCACCGCACTGCCGTCCACTGAGAAAGCAGGACGTGGAGAAAATGCCACGCTTGTTATCCAGGACGAGGCAGATTTCCACGATAACCTGGAACTTAACTACGCTGCGATCAAGCCGACAATCGATGCAGGCGGGCAACTGATCCAGTGTTCCACTGTTAACAAGAAAAAAGCAGGGACGCTGTTCAAGGAGATACACCGGAGATCACCCGAAAACGGGTTCAAAGCAGTGTTCTACGGCTGGCAGTCACGGCCTGATCGTGACGAAAAGTGGTACGAAAGAGTACAGAGGGAAGCACCCGTTACCGACGGAATGTCGCCCGAACTCTACATGGAACAGGAACATCCGACCTCCGTGGAAGAGGCACTGCGACCGTCAAGAGTCATGGCTGCGTTCGATGTTGACGCCATTGAGTCGATGCACCTCGACACGAAAAAGCCGGTCGAAATACGCAATAACGTGATTAACGTGTACCAGAAGCCTGTTGTCGCGAAAAAATATGCAGCAGGCAGCGATACCTCGCACGGAGTCGGAGCCGATTATTCCGTTACTGCTATTATTGATGTCGAGACAGGATACGTTGTTGCCGACGTCTACTCGAACACGATGGCGCCTGAACATTTCGCAATGGAATCTGTCAACCTGCTCAACGATTACAACAACCCTATCTGGGCCATCGAGGATAACGACTGGGGAGAACTGACCCTCAAGAAGGCGCAGGAACTCAAGTATCCAAGACTTTACGAACGAAGAAACCCCCAGGGAAAGCTGTCAGGCAAGATCGGGTGGAGGACAGATGGGCGAACTCGTACCGTTTTATGGGGCGAATTGATAGAGGCAGTCAGGGACAGGTTGGTTATAATCCCAAGCAAGGCGGGGCTTAACCAGTTCACGTCCGTCATCAGGAACCCTGACAAAGACGGTCGGATTGAAGGCATGGTCGGCACGCATGATGACTACCCGATGGCAGTAGGACTGGCATGGCAGATGCGTAAAGAAGCATACAACCAGTCTAAAAAAATCAAGGTTATTACACGAGAAGAACGCATACGGCGAATGGGAAATAGCAGGTAATGGCATCAAAGAAAGACCAGGTTGCAATAGAGCGTATCCTCAACAAGGTAGACCGCAAGGAACAGGTCTTCGAGAAACGCACCGCATTCATGGATTCTGACTACGAATGGGGCTGGAAGAATATCCCGTTCGTCCCAATGCCCACCGAGGGCATCACGATAAAAGATGCCGTTACCACCAACTTCGCGAAAGTCCTTGCACGCAAAGTGTCCAACGGAGTCGGATACGCAGAACGCATTATCCGAGTGCTTGACGATGCCGACAACGAAGAGTTCCGAGATAAGAACAACGCCTACGAAAGATGGTGTGTCGGCGTCCTCGAAATGGCAGACGAACGATTGCAGTCAGGCGGCATGAACTCCACCGTGCAGGGCGAAAATGCCTGGAATGCAGTCGTTCGTGGAGGGTGGATCGGCACCCGTGCGGTACTTATTAAAGACGCACAGGGAGAGACAATACCGGATATCGTGCCGGTTGACCCGCGAAACCTCGTTTACGAAAAAGGCCGTGGGGAACCGCTCTGGGCAGCGATCATAACCCAGCGTGCAAAACAGGATATCCGTGACGAATACCCGAAATTCAGGTTTGGAATAGAAAACAATGTCCAGCACCATGAAGACGATGATGACGAACTTGCCCGTGTAGTGGACTATTACTGGACCGAAGACGGCAAACGCATGAACTGCGTCATTATCGACGGGCAGTACGCAAAGAAGCCGACCGATACCTTTGCCGTTAATTTCCCTATCGTGATTCGGCTGATCGGCAACAATCCGGGCGTAATGAACTACAGCCT